AAAAAAAATATTATAAAAGTTACATAGATGGTACTTTTAGACCAGAGTTGCCAAAAGCTCCGATCAGTTTATTAGTATATGATTAGTTTTATGATTACATTAGCTCCCACCGCTAACCCTCGAGGTTATGTTGGAGAAGTAATAGTCCTTGTAAAGAGGATGGATGATGTATGTTTAAGATTATGACACTTATGGTATAAAAATCTATAAAAAAAATATAAAATATATTATAAAGACGTGTAAGTTAGTTTTAACCCCTAGTTAAAACTTCCCCTTGCGTATAATCCTGTCTGGATGATAAAATAGACCCATTTTTCAGGTAATGAAACGAAATACATATCGATAAAGGTATTGCGCATGTGTAGCGTATAAAATGGCACCAGAATGAACTATATCTGTATATTTGAAAAAGAGTTCCGGTTGTTGGCCTTGACCCCGTTATAGACAAGTGCCACCCCCCCCCTGCTACGAAAGTGAATTTAGTATGATGACATCAATTAATAAGCCGATTACTTTTGAAACCCAAGGTGAAAATCTCTGTGTTGATTCACAGTGCCTTGAGGATAGCGAACCCCATGTTGGCTTCGATATTAATGTAAATCACAATATTCCTTCATTTCGTTCGCTTTTATTCGGAAAGTCGATTCCCGCGTCGGATGGAAAATCTGACAAGGAAAGGGATCAATCCCAAGATCAGGAGGACTTTAATAATAGATTTAAAGATAGTTTTGCTCATATGCTTAACTATGGTATAATTGATTCCTTGTTAGCCAATATACAACCTATTGCTAAAACTATGGGTGTTGATCTAGTATCTGACAATACGGGATCGTGCTGGCTTTTTGCTGCAGTTTTGGTGTGTGTACAAGTTCGTTATTGTACTTCAAAGGCTTTGAACTCTATATTATTATGTACCTACTTTCTCGTTTTACTACCAGCCGGTAGCAAATGGGCTAGTAATAAAGTTAATTCTCTTACTAATGATTTACTCCGAGAGGCGGGTAGGCCTGCGGATGATTCAATGAAAGAGTACGTTGATTTTGTGTATAACTCTCAATATGGTATAGACCATATGAGGTTGGTTGGTATGATCTCTAACGGTACTATTGATAAGAATTTTTTCCATACTGTTATTGAGTATATTGAGAATAATTATGAAAAAGAAAAGGATGTTAATCAGTCCAGTATTTTAAGTAGTATGAAGGACTATGTCTTCTCTCTTTTTAACGATATGGATAATACATCTATCAGTACTGATGACATAGATATGGAAGAGATATTGTTAGAAGAACAAATTGGAGTTGACCTTTTTGCGAAAATCGGTCCGCTTTTGACTGGTTTGTTATCTGCAGGACTTAATCACTCTGTTAGACCAGATTTTGCCAAGACAATGTTGGAGATGACTAAAATCTCTCCCACTCAGACAGCTAATGTTACATCACTTTTGATGCATTCATGTACAGCATTACATAGTTTCCTGGAGAAGATAGGGACACCCAAGGAATTTTCTAAATATTTTTACGTTGATCAGATTGATAGTTGTGCTGTTAGATCGTTTGAGGCTCGTTTTCTTAGTTTCAAAGCTGATGTTACAGTAGGTAAATTTCCCGATCATTCTCTAATTTATGAATTTGCTCAGAGATTGAAGAACGATGCTTTAGGATTGATTAAGATTACTCCTGATAAATATTCTTACGATTATAAAGTTCTCGAAAGAGGACTTAAAGATATAGGTGATTTGTTATTGAGTGCGCAAATATCTCAGAGGACACAATCAGGTCCTAGACCTGAACCGGTTGGTATATTATTTACTGGTGAGGCTGGTATAGCCAAGACTGAGTTATCTAAAAAAATTTGTGATATGTTATTAGATACTATATCTCCCGAGTGTTGCCGTGATAATTACGGTGAGATAATTAATCGTGAGCAGTTGGTCTTCGACATGCCTACGGATAAATTCTGGGATGGTTATTCTTCTTCAACTATTATTATTAAAGGTGATGATATCTTTTCGGCTAGAGAAACTGCTACTATGCAAGATCCTGATTCTCTGAAAATTATAAATATGATTAATACCAATCCTTGGCCCGTACCTATAGCTGAGTGTACTGAGAAGAATAAGGTCTTTTGTAGAGCTAAAGTATTTTTAGGAACGTCAAATCTTAAGAATTTAGACCTTCTTGAGTCAGTTAATGATAAGAGAGCGGTTAAGAGGAGATTTCATTTCACTGTAGATACTAAGGTTAATAGTGATTACTTGGATTCTAGTGGTAAAGTTGATCCTATGAGGTTACCCCATGGTACTGACGGTATCACATATTTTCCTGACGATTATTGGGTATGTACTGTGGTAGAACACAAATCAAATTGTCACTCAGAACCCATTGAATTGTATTATCACCAATTGATTGAATATATTATTAAACGTATTAAACAGCATGAGAAATTTTATAAGATGAATGAAATAGCTAATAGAAACAGTGTGCTTAAATACCGCTTGAGAAATAGGGAAATCTATAATACTTTCCAAGATGGTTTTGATGAATTTAAGCATAGTATGTATAGAATAGATATGACCAATGCCAAAATATGTAAATATGTGAATTTTGTTACTGGGTTATCACGTGAAGGTCTTGATAAGTTCTTGAATGATTGGATAGATTTTTTGGACACAGATTGCTGTGGTCTTGATACTAAGCCTTTGAAATGGAAAGGTTTATCTGCATTAGAGTCACTTGTAACAGAATTTCCTGATAATTATAATCCCAATATGATACTCTATTATTGTAAAATCGTACTTTTTGCTAGGCATCTTAATAGGAGGGATCTTCTTACTGGAGATCCTCTTTTGGAGGAACGTAAGTATGTAATTCCAGATTTCAAGGAGAAGATTTCACAATTTTTCAGTTTCCTTCAGAATAATTGGAAATCTATTGTAGCTTGTCTTTTGGCTGGGGGAGTTTTATATGTGATAGTTAAAAAATTTTTTACGATACAAAAAGATGTAAATAATTTCTTGGGAGCTAAAGAACCTGAGGAGCAAGTGGGATTCCTAGAGAAGAACTTCAATGTAAAAGTTCCTTCTCCACTATTTGGAGTACGGAATAATGTAAATGATGCTCTCTCAAAATCCATAAATAGCTATTCTTTCTACATGAGTCTAAAAGATCCTGATGGAGAATTGGTTAGTCTAGGTATGACTCATAATTATAGTGGACGAATGTTTATATGTAACAGACATTTCAAACTTATGTTGGAGCATTATACTCAAAGAGATTCTCGTTACCTTGATTGCAACTTGACATTGACTACTCTGTATGGGAATAAACAACATGTTCTGCCTGTGAGAGAATTTATACGTTTTGATGTAGAAGATTCTCTGAAGGCTAAGGATATTTTGATTTATTACTTAGATTCTGTTCCAATTACCTCATCTGGTATAAGGCGATATATTGCTACGAGTTTTGATTATAACAAGATTATGTCTAGGACCAGGTTTAGTGCGCGAGTCTTATTCTATGTGAATAATGAATTGAGAGACTTACCTACTATAGTAGATTCGCAGGTTACTGCGTTTTCTCCTAAAGTACCGATAATAGTTAAATCCAAGACTGGGCTTGAATATAATATACCCAATGGGTTTACTTATACCGGTTCTGTCTTTAAGAAGGGATATTGTGGGGGTTTACTAATAGTTCCAGATTTAAGTACTGATAACCGTTTTATATGTGGTTTCCATGCAGCTGGCACTGAGGTAGTAGGTCACTCGACATCCATTACGCAGGAACTCCTTGATCCTTATGTAGATTCTGTTGGTGGGGTGATGTGTCCGTATTATAAAGAGCGGGAAGTATTGGGAGTAGTTTCAGCTCCCCCTGAATTACAAGGTTGGGCACAACCTATTGGTTCAATGGATAGTTCTCATCAGATAGTTACTCTTGCTCAATCGGATATCACTAAATCTGTTCTTCATTCGAGGATACCCTCATACGGGAATAGTATAATGAGTTGTACTAAGCTCAAGAAGTTTACCCATGAAGATGGGAGGATAATTGATCCTAACGAGAATGCGTTGAAAAATTACGGGTTTAAGAATAAGTTTGTTCCAAATTACCAGTTGAATCTTGCTGGATCGTTATATTCTGATCTAATAGAGCGAAACTCTATTATAGCAAGAGGTTTTAGGACTAAGAAAGATTTGAGAGAATCTTTATATGCCTTTGGTACTGTTAAAAGAATAGATCCAAATACTTCAGCTGGTTATCCTTACAATCTCCCTAATGCTTATAACCCTAAGAAAGAATGGGTATTAGCGTGTAGGAGTGGTGATCCTAAGAGAAAATATGATACAGAAAGTAAAATTGTAGATATATGTTTAAGCAAATTATCAGAAATAGTAAAGGGCATTAGGCCCGAAGATTTCGTGTATTCTGGCAATCTTAAAGATGAAAAGATAAAGAAGCACAAATCTAGGGAGGGTTTGACTAGGTTCTTCGCTGGTGCTAATTTCATTCAACATAATATTAATAGAGCTTATTTTGGTGATTTCATAGATAATTTCACTCAGATGAATATCTCTGTTGGGTCTGCCATAGGAGTTAATCCATACTCTAATCGTTGGGATGATTTGGCTAAATTAATGAATCAATTTGACGGTGATAATTTGAATAAATGTAATAAAGGTGCTGGGGATTATTCTAAATTTGATGGTCATCAAATGACTAATATACAGAATAAGATAATTGAAATAATTAATGAATGGTATGGGGATGAGGGTTACACCTCACTCGATGGTCAAGAAGTACCTGATAATGTAATAAGGATGAGGTTGTTTATGGAGATATGTAATGCTAGAATAATACTTGATAATAAATGTTATGAATGGCAGACTGCTTTACCCTCGGGGAATACCTTGACCGCATTAGTAAATACTATGTATAATAACATGCTTTTGCGTTTGGTTTGGATACGAGTCGGTATAAATCCTATGGATTTTGATAAACATTTTTACATGTGTTCATTAGGTGATGATATCATATTTAGTATAAGTGATAGGTATAGACACTTGATAAACGAGATAACATTACCTTCCCTTATGGATGAATTAGGTATGGTATATACCAATGAAACCAAGGGAACATCTGAAGTGGAGTTTCGCACCATTACTGAGATAGAATTCTTGAAACGTAGTTTTAGATTTCTTCCATGTAAGAATAGATGGGTCGCTCCATTGAGAAAAGAGTCTTACTATGAATCTATATATTGGACCAAAAAGGATCCTATGCTAAAAGATGTTATAACCATAGATAACGTTCGCAATGGACTGCGCGAAGCTACATTGTGGGGTAAACCCGATTTTGAACAGTTTTATAATGAGGTTATTCCTTTGGTAGATGCCTACCTGCCGCATGTTTCATTGAGTGGCGGAGGATCATTTACTAAGCACTATGATTTGTCATTAGAGGAGGCTTTATCATCTGATTATGCTTATAATTTTTAATTAATTATGTCAGTGATGACGTTAAATATCATTGCATATTTGTGTATTATATCGGAAAATACATCCTCTGGAGAGAGGATAAACACTTAAATGTATTGTAATTAACCGTAAGTTATGTGTATGTAAATATTCAACATTTTTCTATGTTGAGGCGACGCAGCGTCAAGTGAACCCTAGATGGTCCCCAGTTTTCCGAAATTGGAGGAACTACCGAAAGGAGCTTCTGTATTGGCTTATAGGACTTCGTGGGATGAAACACTCCCCAAGAAATATAAGTTGAATTGCTTTCGAAAGTTAATTTAATACATGGTCATTACCGACCTTGAGAAATCTAAATGGCGATGAACCCTAAAGTTAGAGGGTTAACTTATTGTATCTTGATCAGTTGCAATATTTTATAAATGATTCCAGAAAATGTAAATAATAATGAAGGTTCTAATATGGCTATTCCAAAAAACGTCATATCTTCCACTGCTTTTGTAGGAGGCGGCAGTGGTGGTGTTCAGTCTCCTCATACCTCGAAGGTTACTTCAGGAATAAGCGCAACACATAATACTACAGAATTTGTAGATGATGCTGTTGTGGTTAGTAATGAAGTTACCACGAGTCATAGAGATCTCATTTATAAGGTTATCAATGACACTCAACCATCTAATCAAACCATCCAGGATTTCCTTGCCAAGCCTATTCGAGTAGGCACTGGTACTTTAGATGTGGCTGACACATTAAATAGTTTAATTACTTTTTCCGTTCCAGACACTTTTTTTAATACCACTAATGGTTTATTGTATTTACAAAAGTTATATGGTGTTTTTGGTATATCTTTTGATATGAGATTTAGATTTGTATATAACGCTACTAGATTTCAACAAGGTAGATATATCATGGGTTATGTTCCTATGTGTTCTTCGTTACTCAATACTCCTAAGGAGTTAGCTATTTTAAATATGCATATTGCGACAAGAACCCAAAAGACTACATGTTCACATGTAGAAATGGACATTGCTACTGGTACGACTTCCGAGTTGTTTGTTCCATTTATGTCTCCATTGAATTTTTATTCTTTGAATGATATATTTGGTTCTGTAAATAATTTTCATTTGGGGTGGGTTTACATAACCCCTTACACCCCTCTGGTGTCCCCTTCAAGTGGAACTACTGTTCCTTTCACTTTGTATGTTACACTTGAGAACATTCAATTGTTTGGTGCCTCCTCTCCTCAGTCAGGTTTGGCTGATAAGGAAGTTACAAACAAGGAGAATGGTCCTATTTCAAGTGTTGCTCGCTCTTTTGCTAAGGGCTTTAGTGAGTTTTCAAATGTTCCATTGCTTAGTACCTACACACGACCCATCGCTTGGGCCGCGGATAGGATAGCTAAAGCTAGTGCCATCTTCGGGTTCTCAAAACCTACTTCTGGTGATGATATAAAGAAGATGAGTATAATAAATAATCCTTCTCATACTACTGTTGATGGTGACTCTGATGTTAGACCCTTGGGTCTATTGGAGAAACCGGCAATTGGTGAGATGGCTGGATTGTTTGGTGATAATAAGGATGAGATGGATTTTTCCTATTTATTTCGCAAATCAGCATTTTTTGCGGAATTTGATTGGACTGTTGGAACAGCAGCGGATACTAATATATTCAATACTACTGTTTACCCTAATTATGCTTCTGAAACTACTGGTGGTGTTACTTATTTTCATTATCCTCCAGTTGCTTTCGTAGCCCAGTATTTTAGATACTGGCGTGGGTCGCTTAAGTATAAGTTTAAAATAGTTAAGACTGAGTTTCATTCAGGAAGAATTGCTGTGCAATTCTTCCCGGGTGATCCTGTTGCAACATATACTGCTAATCCTTTTTATGTAAATAGACAAATTATAGATATTAGAGAGACTACTGAGTTTGAAATCGTTGTTCCATTTATTTCAAGATATGCGTGGCAGGCCACGAATGTCGATTTGGATTCCGATTATTCAACCGGTAGACTCATTGTACAGATTGTAGATCCTTTAGTTGCTCCTTCTACTGTCTCCAGCACAGTTAAAATACTGGTAGAGATTAGTGGAGGGGATGATTTTGAAGTAGCTGTTCCCGTTAGTCCTGATATTGCTGCTGTCACTATGACACCACATTCAGGGTTAGAAGATACAAAATTAGTATCTACCACTGTTGGTAATACTGATGTCGTTTCAGCTCCTTTAATTTCTTCAACTTTATGTATAGGAGATAAGGTATCTAATTTTAGAGCTTATCTTAAACGTTATGCCCCGATTGACCCCGCATTTGGTGGCGCTTATAATTCAACTAGCTCGTTTAATTCTCCAGTGATAGATGTTATTCCGGACTTCATTACGACATTTAATTCAGCAACTGCTATTTCCGCTTCTCGGACATACTATCCGGATCCTTTCTCAACAATTGGATCTTGTTATGCTATGTTTAGAGGTGGTATTCGTTTGCGAGATGTAGTGAGTACTTCAATACCTGTCACTGGAGCTTGGGCCAGTGGTACTATGACAGCTTCAGTAACTAATTCAAGAGCTGCATTTCAATCCGTGATTAGAGCAGGTATATCACCCGCTATAACACGTAATACTGGAAGAGTTCTTCAAACCATTTCTCAAAATAATGGTTTGTCTGTGGAGTTACCACAGTACACTCGGGGATATGCTAGGTCAGTAGCAGAAATGATGGAGATTAATACCGCATCAAATAATGTGAACTACTCATATAATGATGGTTCAGGTTCAACCACGACCTCTGCCTATGTTAATTTTGCGTTGCCTTATAGCGTTCCGGCTTATTCTCCGGATATCTATCAAGGTCAACTGCATAACATATATAGGTCGATATCAGATGATGCTTCTTTTGGTACATTCATTTCTGTCCCTCCCATGTTCAGGTTGGCGACGATTATTACGTTTCCCCAGGACTATGGTAGGACTGCTTAATATATTTATTAAAGCCGGCAGCCGTTTATAGGTTTAGCTGTCGGAGACTTACGGAACCTCCTATATTACTTGGGTTCCTTTTTGTTGTTTAGATCATTTGTAGAAAATGCTCCCCTTAGCCTTGCATTATTAGTAATGTGCGTATACGAGGTACGTAGCTTTGTGG